TTACAAATCCCTCGTTGGGCATATTAATTGGTTTTGTTCCTACTAGTGGATTATTTTTCTCCGGTCTAAATCCTTTTCTCTTTGCTTCTGCAACACTAATTTTCGGTGCAAGTGGACTTTTAACATCAATTCTCTTATCCTTTGGTGTGTACATATAAGTTTTTCTAGCCCAATAATGGTGACAAGCACCACCACCTTTGTAAAACCAGATTGAATAGCCTTCTTCTTGTTTTCCTTTTTCTGCCCAACCAAAGTTTAGCTTTACACTATCCATCATCAAAATATCTTCTTTTCTGTATATCTTTCTTGCATTCACCATTTTCTTGCAGAAATCCCTAGATACATTTTCATCATCATCATTGAATGTATCTCTTAATGGTGCATATTGATATCTTACTTTAAATTTCATACCCTCAAAATCTTCATCTTGTTCCGATTTTGAATTTGGTCTTGCAGTTCCGGTAGATACAAATTCCCAGATCTTTGCTAATGTACTTTTATCTTTTTTGTTTAATTCTCCAATTTGATAATCCAATGCTTCTTCTTCATCATAATCAACTTTTCTTTCATCAATTAAAGTCCATTCACTTAAATCTTCATCCTCACCATATTCATCAAAAAATTTATCTAATTCAGTTTTTAATGGTACGCAATTAGGCACTTCTTTTCCATCTTTTATTTTTGTACCTATTTGCTCATAACCATCCCAACAAGGTGCTTTAAGTTCTTCGTGAGATACGCAAGGCATATAATACGTAATACCCTCTATTTCGTGTTCGTGATATCCACCGCAACCCATTTCTTCTGCTACCTTTATTGCTTCTTCTTTGGTTTCATATGCTTCTTTTCCATCAATCTTTTTAAGATTTACTGCCATTTCAACACCGGTTTCTTCTTCAATAGTTTCCTTGTCTTGTATATCACTATCTACTTCAGTGAATTCAAGCGGCTGTAAGGTCGTAAAGTATAGGTTTAAAGCAATATCATTGTAAGCTAATATACTATCAAAGTTATCAATTAAAAGCTCTTGAAATGGTCTAATAACTGTATTGTCCATTAAAAGACTAGCGGTCTTAATTTCTTCTGCATTGTTACCCAAACCAGATCCATCCTTTATTCCTAAAAGCATAGGGCTGACAATCCGGTGAGCCACCATTATTTTTTGAGTACTCTCGGCTGATAAGAATTGGTATTGGTTGTGAGCATCACTTAATTGAACCGGAGTTATTTCTGCTTGACTTTCTTTATTGTCATTAAAAGCCAAAATGAATTTGCCCGCGTTACTAGTGCCAGAAAATTTCTGTGCTATCTTTGTTTCTATTAATTGTCTTTCTTGTTGGTTAGGAGTTCCATTGTTAAAGTTAATTAACATTGATGGACTTAAACCATTCATAATGTTGTTGAGGTGGTAATTTGAAACTTCTTCTTCCAGCTCTGCGTATTGCAAACCACCTTGGTAATCCACCGGTGAGTAGTAATAGAAACCACTCTTGTATGGCTTTATATATAATATCTCAATATTTTCCTTACTCATTCCAAATGCCGGAATTCTTAAAGGGTCATCTGTTCTCTTTATATTTGCCCAATCATTAAAATAATAATAAGCCGGTACATCACCATCTTCATTGCATTTCTCTGCTCTTAAAGTTTCAATAGGCATATGCTCTAACTGAACAATTTTGCTTCTATCTTTTGAGTATATGATCTGGATAGCACATTGTCCCATCAACTTTAAATCATAGCATAATTTTCTTACTACATCTTTTTTAAACAAAGAAACCATCTGTGCGTATTCATTTGGTTTTTTGTTGCTATCTGTTGCATTTAAACCTTTTCCATAAATAGCTTGTGAAATACCATTTATTGCAGCATTGTTTGTAGGTGAACCATTATAACGGTCTATAAGGTATTGGAAATAGTTGTTGTCTGCACCATACTCAATCCACTCCTCACCATTAACTTCTTTTATCTCTGGTGATGTATATGTACTAAGGTTTACAAAGCCAAACTCTGAAACCTTGCTTTTAACAAATTGTCCCTTGTCGTTTCTTTTTCTCATATTACAATGTAATCGTTATTGCTTCCATCATATGTGGTATATTGCCCCTCATTTATTTTATAATGGTTATTTGTTGTTTGATTAATATCTTGGTCTGTGCAAAATATTCTATCTCTATATATTACAGAAACTTTTGTTGCATCTGTATAAATTGTTAAATCATAAAAATGTCCCTCAACCAATACCGGAGAAAATGTATTACTAAAATTTAAATAATTACCAACATTTGTAGCAGAAGTTATTGAATAATCTACACTTACGTTTGTACTATCATCTCTTACTTCCATAGTAAAAGAACCTAAATATTGTCTTGGTATTATATTAAAGGTTTGTGCGGTTGCAGATGTGCTTAATATTATCATCAATTATATAACGTATAAATATAAGCAATTTGTAAAAAGCAAAAAAAAAGCACCCTAAAAAGAGTGCCTTTAATTCTAACTAAATAAATAATTATGGTAGCGGTGGTACATCCGCTGGTGTTGGGTCAATCTGTGTTACATCCGATGCCGGTGCTGCTGCTAAAAAGAATGGTGCTGATTCTTCCATCCCCTCAAACGTAAGTGTAAATCCGCTTAAATCTCCCGCTGCTGCGCCCGTTACTACTGTTCCGCCAGTGCATTCCATTCCATTTTCATAACCACATAGGAAATTGTTTCCGTAGTAATCTTGTACTACAATATATGGTCTTGCTACTGCCAAAGTTTGTAACTCTGCTTGAGTTTTAGCATCTAAGAATGTTAATGTAAGATTTAAAGTTTGTGTGTAAAAAGTTGTTCCATTTTCTCGGCTACTTGTTACTGTAGTTTCCAAACTAGAATTTCCTTTTACATCATATGCGTAAAATGTTGGTGAACCAGTAATGGTTGCTTCTTTTGTTGTAGCATCTATTGATACCGCTGTAATAGAACCAAAATCACCAAATAGCACTTTTTTTATGCCACCAAAGGCACTTTTGCAAGGTAGCTTTCTACCCGTTGTTAATGTACAAGCCATTGTTTTTTATGTTTTAAAAAAAAAAGGTGAGCAGACTAACTACCCACCCCTTTCTATTGATTAATTAATTAATTATGCGTATTCTACCAAATCAGCTGCAATTCCAAATTGTACAGCGCTTGTAAAACGCATTACCATTCTTACATTGTTACTAGCATCCAAATCACTCATATCTAGTACTTTAACCTCGTTTGTTGAGTTCAACAAGCCGGTGCCGAAGTATAAGTTAGAACGTTGTGCTGCATACATTTTGTTAGCACTCATTCCCGGGCAAACAAATATTTTTACTCCGTTGATAGAAAGACTTCCATTGTTCCACCATTGAGTTCCCATATTGTTTACACCATTTGCTCCTAATCCATTTGCTGCAAATCCACCTAGTGCTTGAACATATAGTTTAGCTGCTTGTGAACCTACATATACAAATAAATCTTCTTTTCCATATAGTGCTGCTGGTATTGCATCAACCACCTTGCTCATCTCATCAATGATGTTTGCAGATGTTAAACCTCCCGCTACTGCTGCTACTTGTTGTCCCGCTGGAATATCTCCCGCTGTTGCTGCTGCATCAATTAGTTTCTCAAACCCATCAAAAGAGTTGTTAGTTCCCGCAGTTGTATCTCCTTGCCAGATGCAAAATTCTGTGTTCTGTGCAACTTCTGCTGCTACGTGAGCAATCATAAAGTCTGTGAATTTAGGAGGTAATGTTTGTCCTAATCCATACCCCATTGATTGTGCTTCCCAATCATTTACAAAATCATACTTGCATAATTGTAGGTTTACTTGTAGTTCAACCGGCTCAATTATTCTTTCAGTTAATGTGATTGTAGAAGTTGGTGTGAAATCACAAGATGCTGCAGATACCAAAGCATTTGTTGCAAGTTTCTTAATTACTTCTTTAAAAGCGATGTTTGCCTTTACTGTCAATCCTCCATCATCAATAGTAGATGCAGATAATAATGCTGCTGCTATATACTCGCCCGCGAACTCGCCCGCATAGGTAGTAGTGATGTTGGTTGTTGTTGCTAAATTTACGTTTCTTTTATTCATTTTTATTTGTTTAATTTACTTAATACTCTATCTATTGCTGTGTTAAAATTACCTTTTGCAAATTGCACTTGCTTCTTTTGTGGTGTCTTTGCTTCTGGATTGTGTTTAATTGGTTTTACTTCTGAAAGTTCTTCTTTTATTTCTTCCTTTACTTCTTCACTCATTTCAACTTCTTCTTCTTTTTCTTCTTCAGCTTCAACCTTGTCTTTCTTAAGGTCTGCAATTGCATCTTCTAGGTTTTGAATTCTTTTCTCCATTCCTTTCCAATCTGCAACATCCGCTTCTTCTTTTCTTTCTTCCATTTCTTTTTTTTCTTCTGCCAGATCCTCTGTTATTTCTTCACCATCTTCTTCTTCTTTAGCCGGTACTTCATCCGATACTTCACGCAAATCTGCAATCATACCCTCTTCTTCAACAACTAATAATTTTCCATCTTCTAAAATATATTCGCCTACTGGCATCGCTACTTTCTCATCGTCAGTAACTATGAATATTTCGTTTCCTTTTTCAAAGGATTCAGCACTTACTACTGTGCCGTTTTCTAACTTCATTTCCATAAGTTTAACTTCTATATTAAGAAGCGTTTTTATTTCGTTTAACATTTGATTTGCTTTCATACTATTTATATAACGGTTATTAAATTAAAATTTGCATTTTCAGTCTGTTCTTGTTATAACTCCTATCCCTTGTGCTTGCATAGAGCCATCACAGCACTCACTAGAATACTTATTAGTATCCCAACATAAACATCCACGTCCTCCGCCCTTAGGTGATGTTCTACTGGGAATAAATATTTTATTGTTTTTAGTTCTCTGCATTAAGTATGTCTTTTATCTTATTAAGTAAAATATCATCTTCACTCATTAAGTCTTCTAATGTTTTATCCTTAGGTGTTTCCATTTTGTCTGCAAAGTAACCTTCAATAGAAAAGCCCTTAACTTTATTTGATTTAACATACTCATTCCAGATCTCATCATTGTTTACTTTTACACTGCCCATCCAAGTTCCTAGTGGTACTTCTAATCCATATAATGCAGTCTTGTCTTTCTCCTTGTCTTCTACAATCCAGCTCTCAACTAAAGTTAGTCCGCTTAATACTTCATCGTGTTCTAATGTTGAGTTACTTTGGTTTCCTTTCTGTAAGAACATTTGTGATGCTTTTACGATAGTATCTTTTGAAAAATATATGTAATATTCTCCTTCTGCACCATTTCTGTAGATAGGTTTATTTGGGATTAATAAAGCACCCATTAGTATTTTCTTTTCTTTATCTACTTCTGCAAGTTTAATTTCTTGGTTCTTTAATGCAACAAAGTCGCTTTCAATCGCCGGACTTTCTACAATAGAAATTGCTTCTACTCCAATATCGTCTTGTTCTTCGTCTAAAATAAGTTCAATTATCTTCATAAATATATAACGTTTTTAATTTTTAATTTTGCATTTATCCAATACTCGCACCCTCTATAATGTTTCTGTCTAATTCTTGTGCAGTACTAACATCACTTGAAACTACGTATGCCCTTGATGGTCTTTGTGTTTGTCCTCCAATAGCATCTGCTAATTGTGTTTCACCACTTGCACCCACTATATTAAATGCTGGTATTTGTGGTGCAATTCCGGATGTTCCCTCTGTTGGTGCTGATGCACTTCCTCCAGATCCACCCCCACCTTTCACAGTAGATAATATATTTTTGGCTTGTGATACCGCTCCTCAAAATGAAGCTATTTGTGATGCATAAAATATTGGGAAAGCAAATGCTGCTGCGGGTCCAGTACCTTTTGCACTTTTTTGTGCAATGTCAAGGGCATTTATAAAACCCATACCGGTTCCAATAGCAATCTCTGCTAGTGCAGATGCTTTTGATGCCGCAGTTCCCTCTTCAAATAAATTTCCTATTGTACTAATAGCATTTCCAACTTCTCCCGCTAATTGATTTTGCAATTCTGCTTTAGCTTTTGCTATTTTTTCATCATCTTTTAATTTTTTATCTTTCCTTTCTTTTTCTTCTTTATCAATTTTATCTT